TTAAAAGGTTTAGCTAAACAAGCTAAAGCTATTAAATCTGGAAAAAAATCTCCAGAGTCTTATGCTAAAGAAGAAACTGCTGAGTACATGAAAAAAGGCGGCAGAGCTAAGAAGAAAAAATAATGTCTGGACTTGGAAAACAGTTAAGAGGAACAGGCATTGCAAAAATTATTAATGCAAGAACAGGTTTTAAAGATGGAGGAGAAACTTTAAAACCTGTAGACAAAAAAGAAAACCCTGGTCTTTCTAAATTACCAACTTCTGTTAGAAATAAAATGGGATATATGAAAGATGGTGGTTCTGCTAAACCAGGTCTTTGGGCAAATATAAATCGTAGAAAAAAATTAGGTATATCAAGACCTAAATCTAAAACTACTATATCTGCTAAGGCTTACGCAAATATGAAAGCTGGTTTTCCTAAAAAGAAAAAATAAATGGTTCAAATTAAAAAAAGTTACGGTAGAAGCTCTAGAAGAACATCTAATGTAGATAAAAGTAAATTTTTTAAAGTACCTAATATTGAAAATTTATATAATTTTAAAAAAGGTGGTTTAATTAGTAAAGGTCAAGGAAAAGTATCAAGATATAAAACAACTAAATTAATATAATGGCTGGACTTGGAATTCACAACAGAGGTTGTGGAAAAGCTAAAATTATTCCTGATAAAGAAAAATTTAAAGCCGCAGAAGGTGGAACTCCTGCATGGCAACGTAAAGAAGGTAAAAATCCATCAGGTGGGCTAAACAAAAAAGGTATTGCATCTTATAGAAGACAACACCCAGGTTCAAAATTATCATTAGCTGTAACAACAAAGCCTTCTAAATTAAAACCAGGATCTAAATCAGCTAATAGAAGAAAATCATTCTGTAGCAGAATGAAAGGAATGAAGTCAAAATTAACATCTGCTAAAACTGCAAGAGACCCAAATTCAAGAATTAATAAATCCCTTAGAAAGTGGAATTGTTAATATAACCAAAGGAGAAAGAACATGGAAGATGTAGATATAGCAAGTAAATTACAACGATTTATGAAAGATCAGCTAAGTAATTTAACTACCATTGCTACTTCTGGTAGCGTTGACAATATGGAAGATTACAAGTATATCTTAGGCCAAATTCGTACATACGAATATATCTTACAGGAGATCTCTAACCTGCTAAACAAAAAGGAGCTAAGACAAGATGAAGGAAACGTTATCAAACTCGACTGAAATACCTAAAACAGTATTAGGTCTTGAAGAAAAGTATAAAGAAGAAAATGAAAAAACAGTAAGGGCAGATAATATATCTGAATCTCTTATTGACAGTCTACCAAACCCTACGGGTTGGAGAATTTTAGTACTACCATTTACACCAAGAGATAAAACCAAAGGTGGAATTTTAATAGCACAGGAATCTTTAGACAAATTAAGAATCGCAACTAATTGCGGTTATGTTTTAAAGATGGGTCCTTTGGCATATCACGATAAAGAAAGATATCCGACAGGCCCGTGGTGCAAGGAAAAAGATTGGGTGATCTTTGCCCGTTATGCGGGATCAAGACTACCAATAGAAGGCGGCGAAGTCCGTCTTTTAAACGATGACGAAGTTTTAGGGACTATAAAAAATCCCGAAGACGTTCTTCATCACATTTAAACATAGGAGGAACTATGCCAGTAGAAGAAAAGACAAAGAAGAAGGATGTAATGGTTGACATAGATACTTCCGGTCCAGGAGCAGAGATTGAATTAACAACGAAGCAACCTGAACAGGAAAAGGAATATGAAACTAGTGCAGACGATACTAAGTCCATTGACACAGCTGTAAAATCCAATGAACAGCCTGCAGTTGAGACTAAGAAAGAAACAGAAATCAAGGACCAAGGAACAGAAGAAAAAGTTCCGGCAAATGACCAAAAGAAAGAATTAGACGATTACAGTGAAGGTGTTCAAAAAAGAATAGCAAAATTAACTAAGAAGATGCGTGAGGCTGAAAGACAGCGTGAAGCTGCCATTGAGTACGCACGTAAAATTCAAGCTGAAAAAGAATCCCTTTCAGGACGTCTAAACAAATTAGATACAGGTTATGTATCTGAAATGGAAAATAGAATTAAATCTTCATTTGAAGCTGCAGCTAGTAAATTAGCCCAAGCTAGATCCGATGGTGATTTAAAAGCAGAAATAGCTGCTCAAACTGAAATAGCTAAATTAGGTTATGAAGAAGCAAGACTTGCTGAATTAAAATCTAAACAAGCTTTAGAAGTTAAAGTTGATAATACTAAACCTGTTCAAGATTATAGAGAACAGCCTGTATATCAACAAGAACAACCTATCAATCCAGATCCTAAGGCTCAAGATTGGGCTTCTAAAAATACATGGTTTGGTAAGGATGAACCAATGACTTTTACTGCATTTAGCTTACATAAAAAGTTAACTGAAGAAGAAGGTTATGATGCACAAAGTGACGAATATTATGCAGAAATTGATAAAAGAATAAGACTTGAATTTCCGCACAAATTTGCTACAACTGCATCACAAACGACCGAAAATGCAAAACCAGCACAAACTGTAGCTTCGGCTAGTCGTAGTACTGGTAGAACATCTGGTCGCAAAACTGTGAAGCTCACATCGTCACAGGTAGCAATTGCTAAAAAATTAGGTGTGCCACTTGAAGAATATGCGAAACATTTAACCACGAAGGAGGTATAGGCATATGGTAAACGACAAAAATACAATTAAGACTTCCCGTGCGAGCGAAACTAGGTCTAAAACAAATAGACCACAAGTTTGGACTCCACCATCATCTCTAGATGCACCGCCTGCGCCAGACGGTTTTAGACATAGATGGATAAGAGCTGAATCTTTAGGCTTTGATGATACTAAAAATATCACAGGCAGATTAAGATCAGGATATGAATTAGTTAGATCTGATGAATATCCAGAAGCTAATTATCCAGTTGTCAAAGACGGAAAATACGCAGGAGTGATTGGAGTTGGCGGCCTATTGCTGGCTAGGGTACCTGAGGAGATCGCTAAATCAAGAGAAGAGTACTTCGCAAGAATGACTCGAGATCGAGAAGAAGCAGTAGCTAACGATCCTCTAAGGGAACAGCATCCAAGTATGCCGATCAGTAAAGAGAGGCAGACTCGTGTAACTTTTGGTGGTACAAAGAAAAGCTAATTATTTAGCAATTCCTAAACCAACAAGGTTTTAAATATAAACTTAAGGAGTAAATAATATGGCAAACACAACTAAAGCCTTTGGTCTTAGACCACTAGGCAAAGTAGGTGGTGGATATGCTAGCGGTGGACAAGACCAATTTTACATTCTTGATAATCAATCAACAGCGATTTATCAAGGTGATTTAGTTGCTCTTACAGCTACAGGAACTGTTGTTCCGGTAACTTCGTCTGCTACTGGTAGCGTATTAGGAGTATTCAACGGTTGTTTAATCGAAGTAAATCCTAATAACAGAAACAAACCTACATGGCAAAACTACTACACACAAACTGATGTTGCTCAAGGCAATATTCAGGCGTATGTAATAGACGATCCAAATCAACTATACTTGATTAAATCAACAGGAACTGCTCTTGGAGTAAGTGCTGTTGGTGTAAGCTTTGATATCTTATATGCTGCTGGTACATCTACAAATGGTGTGTCTGGTGACTTATTAGATCTAGCTTCATCTACAAGCGGACAATTATTAGTATTATCACCTTCTACTTTCATCGGTAATGAAGTTGGTGTTGCTAGTGAAGACTTCGTTGTGAAGATCAAATCAGGTCAATCAATAATGTAAGGAGTATATAAACTATGGCTATATCACGATCACAACTAGTTAAAGAACTAGAACCAGGTTTAAACGCTCTGTTTGGACTTGAATATAAACGTTATGAAATGGAACATGAGGAAATCTTTGACAAAGAAACTTCTGAGAGAGCATTCGAAGAAGAAGTAATGTTGTCTGGTTTCGGTAATGCTGCTATTAAAGCTGAAGGATCTGGAGTGTCTTATGACCAAGCTCAAGAAACTTTCACTGCTAGATATACGCACAATACTATAGCTCTTGCGTTCGCAATCACTGAAGAAGCGATTGAGGATAACTTGTATGACAGACTAGCGTCTAGATATACAAAAGCATTAGCTAGATCTATGGCGAATACTAAGCAGATTACAGCTGCTAACGTTCTAAATAATGGATTCAGCACATCTTACCCAGGTGGTGACGGATCTCCATTATTCTCAACAACTCACGCAACGCTTGCTGGAACTTTCCAGAACACGTTGTCTACACAAGCTGACTTAAACGAAACTTCATTAGAGCAGTCGCTAATTGATATTGCGAACTTCACTGATGAACGTGGTTTAAAAATTGCTGGACAAGGGGTGAAATTAATCGTTCCTGTTCAAGGTCAATTTACAGCTGAGAGATTAATGAAATCTCAAGGTAGAGTTGGAACAACTGACAATGATATCAATGCAATCAGAAACATGGGAATGTTGCCACAAGGTTATGTGGTTAACCACTTCCTAACTGACTCTGATGCGTTTTTCATCAAGACAGATGTACCAAATGGAATGAAGTATTTCGAAAGATCTCCTATCAGAACATCGATGGAAGGTGATTTCGACACTGGTAACGTAAGATACAAAGCTAGAGAAAGATACAGCTTCGGCTGGTCTGACCCTAGAGGTATCTACGGTTCTCAAGGTGCTTAATTAAGGCATTTTCTTTAATGGGGTGGTTTATTCCACCCCATTATTGTGTTAGAAAGATAGAGTTATGATAAAATTATTTAATGTTAAAATTAGAGCTTATGGACATGTAGCTGATTTTAATATTGAAGCAGAGGATAAAGCAGAAAGTATAGAGAACGCAATCCTTGACAAAATAGGACAAAATGGGGTATTATTTAAAGACAGCGATAGGGCTTATAGTAAGTCCAAATGCTGGATAACCTATGAGGAGGTTGTAGATGGATCACGTTCAAGCTCTTTACAAAAAGAAGAAGCTTCTAGAACTTGATTGGGAACAGGCTCACATCCAAGAGGGTAGATACTCTCTGGA